CGGTCTCCAATTCAGTATGCCTTACAAGCTTAATGATGAGACCCATGCGCGCAAAAAAATTCTGCAGTGGGGGGGGGGCCCTTTTCGATACGAGCCACTCCATCATCCCCTTCGACACACGGTATGACCTCACATCCAGCTTTCTCAGAAGCAAAGAGGAGGAGCATAAGGTTGGAAAAGCCATTTCCAAGAGATGTGCACATTTCACCGGACATCCTGGTCGCTAAGACCTTAAGGGTGAACCATTTGAACGTACATACATTCTGGCCCCCGAGCACTTCATCCATGTGCCGGTTGAAGTCCTGAGCTTCGGGGAGCAGTTTAACCATATGTGAATATAAGCGGAATTCACACGCGTCCATAAGTTTTCGCACGAATAGAGCTTCGAACGTCGTATAATCTGTAGCAATGTACGACGCGCCCTCTCTGTGGATCCTCTCCATTATGTATTTGGCCCGTTCAGCAACGGGCACATATTTAATGAACGCAGGGTGTTTAAAGACCTCCTTTTCAATAAGATGGAATATAGGGCCAACTGCACACTTGTACTCGTCGGTTCGACTAAATATCCCCCGTGCGTGCTTCCATTCCGGAGCCGCATAGGATTCATCTTTCATAAAGGACTTACACCTAAGGTATTTCTTATAATCCCAGACTGATCTGACGTTCTTCCACTTGTTCAGTAGTTGTTTCTTACGCCAGTCCGGGTATTTCGTTCCCTCTAACCATGTTTCTACCGATGTGTCTGAATCAGGACGCAGCGGGGTGAGGTTCTTTACTAACCACCTGTCAACGAAGTCAGTTAACTCTTGGAGAAGAGACTCTTCAGGGGTAGGAGGATTAGCCGCTATCCTCTTTCTGCTCCCAGCAATCATAGTATCCCGGTCGGTCTTGTCCGGGGTGGGCACTGCTATTCCCAGCAAATGTGGACCCAAGTCCACTAATGCGGGTGGCCTATAGGCAAGATCTTGGCCCTCTTTAATTGTCCAGAGGGCATCTTCTTTGACGATTCCTAATTTGGGTAAAGGAACTTCGCCATATCTATAGCCATAGCAGTAAGTCCTGCTTAATGATTGCTGGGTCTGTAAAAAGGGAGCATGTCCCTTTCCAGACGATACAACTGAGCCATTCGCACCGCATGAGCTAAGCGGGCTGTCTCTGAAACTATATTCTCAGTTGTGAGGTGGGCTGAATACCGGCTGTATTTCACTGTGGCTATCTTGCCTGCCGCCATATCCAATTTAACTGCGCTAATCTCGTCCGACACCATGTGGGTCATGTTCGCGTGATGCGCAATCTGAGCTAATATCTCCATAGAGACCATCTTCGTTTTCTTTGTGACCTTCCAAGCCTGAGTAGTGGTATATTCTACCACAGCTAGAAGGGGATCGTGTTCGCCATCTACGGGTTTCGCAAAATCTGGCCTACGATCTTTACCACACGGTGGTCCCCAGCGGAGGAATTTAACCTCACGCACTATAGGTTTCTTGCGGCGATCAGTAAATACTCCGCCAGCAAAACAGGTCCTCAACCCATAAAAACCACTATAGTAGTAATCCGCTCCTACCATCAATCCGGCCGTGACTGCACCGTATATACAGCCGGTAAAGATGGATTTTCCCCAGGACATCCCGGTAATGTTGCTACTCAACAAAGGCGTGGCCAGCAACATGATTGGATAGTCTATCAGCCGACGCGTGACTGACCAGACTTCTGAAAGATAAGCGAAAGAAGACCCGGCAATAGCTGCCGCAATCCCTCCCACTGCCAATCTACCTAATGTCAAGGGGGAATCTCCGTTAGTTTCCCTCCATTTGACATGGAAACCGGCGACGTCGATCCTATCTCGGCGCGTCTGCAGCTCCTGCTCCTCGGTTTCCTTGGCTTTCTTGATGTCCTTTTCCTCTTTTCCAGTTAGCTCAGCCTCCAATTCTTTGATTCGGCCTTCGAGCTCGGGCACATCCGCCGAAATTTCTTTCGCGGCATCGATAGCGCCCCGGACTTTCGCATCCTCATCGCGAACTGAAGCCCCAATCTGTTTGGCTTTCCAAGTTCCGCGGTTTCCTCCTCCTTGTGCACTGTTGCACTGTTTTGCAAAGTGACCTGGTTTCCCACATCTGTGACACTTCCGCACCTCTTTTTCAGGAGATGGGGGCCCTAAGTCGGGATGTTCCCTACCGGAAAGCAATCTCATATGTTCGTCATAAGGACAGCTGCCGGCATGCAATTTTCCGCAATTACTACACACTCTGGTCACTGTGGGTGGACTACCACCATGTGAAGGCGGGGGGGGCGGAGGGTTTCTCCGCCCGCCGTTCCCTGGCGGTCCCGGGGCGCTTACTGGACGCGCAGCCGGGACGCTTAAATCCTCGAGTCTCCTGTAGAGATCCTCGAACTCCCGAGTCGGCCCAGGTGATTCTATCTCGGAACCAACCGGCTTCTCCTGAGGGAGGGGGGGCGATTGTGACTGTCCCGCTGGGATGGATCCACATGTAGTGACTCCA